TTTTATTTGTTTTAGTTTACGCGCCATAAGACTTCTTCTCCTTCATCCATTTTTCACGGTCATTCTCGATTAAATCCCTAATAATCGAAACAATCGAGTAATGCTTCCGCTGTTTTTGCAAAGCCAAAGACTTTTCTTTGAGAAAAAAATACTGCTCTTCTGTGAGCTCAATAGTAGTTTTCTTCATTTTATGTCTATTTTTATTCATTGGAATAACTCCTGCCATTGAAAAGACCATAAGAAAAACAACAATTCCATATTTACAGTATTGTATCAAAAATACGGTTTAAATGCTATAAAAATAAAAACCTCCGCCAGCTATAATAACCAACGGAGGTTCAGTGGGATATTAATGTTTTATAATTTTGTCTTGGCTTTATCCTTTTTTGATCCCCATCCGGACTTCCATCTGGCAACTGCCCCGGCCACAACCGCATCAACAGCTTTCTGATCCCCAATATTCTTTAACACCTCGCTCAGCTCCTGCTTGTTGAGTACGCGGAAGTTTTTAACCCCGCGCTCCTTTGCCGTCATCATAAGCTCATTGCGTGAGGCACCGGCATGCATAACAATCCCTTCCTTAGGCGATGGAGAGTTATCAACTGGGACCTTTTTATCTTCTACGACCTTTTGTTTCTTACCTTTTTGCTTCTGTTTAGTAGCCATCCCGATCCTCCTTTTTAATTTTTCTTCCACCGTTATCCTCTTCGCCAGCAACCTCGCCATAGGCAATATGAACGGCCCTGCGCAATAATTCACAAATGCTTTTCTTGCTCTTCTGTTTCTCTTGAAACAGCAAAGCCATTTCTTCTTGATCCAATCGTGAAGCTGGCCACTGATACTTATTCATAATGCCGTAAGTAGACCGTAGTATCGAAAGGATTGCAAGTCGTTTCTTTAGAACTCAACCCGCACCCCGGCCTTGGCACCTACGCCCTTGCGATTATCCGATTCGGCAAAGCCGTATCCCTCAACAAAAGGGCTAACCTCAATCCCGGGCTTCTTTTCCTCTCTTTTCTGATCCACCGTTACCTGAGCTCCGGATTGAGCAATTATATGAGTAACCTGTTTGGTAGTCTGCGTCGGCATAAAGAATGCCCGGTAAATCGTCAGACCTACAAAACCGATAAGCGCAATTCCGGCCGCGTAACGTAAAGTCTTGACCCATGGCAAAAAATGAAAAAAGCTCCCGGAGAATTTGAGTAAACTAAACTTTTCGCTTTCCGACATTCTGCACCTCACCTTTCAGCGACAGATAGAAAATTTAATTTCCGATTTTCTTATCTATCCGCTCTACAAGCGTCTCGACTCTTACGAGGCGCTCTCTGATCTCCTCGATACAGCTTACCCTGGATTCCATTGCATCCACTCTATTGTTCAATTGCCCGTACCCAAAGGCAATCCCGGTAAGAGTAAGGATCAAAGTAATGGCCGCGCCTACAAAACCGGCTTTTAACCTCGTTTTAGTTTCGCCGTTCATTTTTTATTTTGCATCAATGAAAGTTTTATAGCGAAAACGTCGCCCGCATAAGCAGTTATACCTGATCTTCCAACTTTCCATCGAATGAGAATTGTATATGTTCCTGCGCTAACGGCTTCCCAATGATGGATTTGAGTTGGAAGTCTTTGATTGTAAAAAAGTATCCCTCCGGAAATATCAGCGAAAAGCCCACCTACTCTTGCTCCGGTTTTCTCTACGCCATTGACTAAAACTTGAATATCTATCCAATCGGATGGATCTTCCTGATAGTTCAGTCTCAAATCACCTGCTTGAAATAATATTAATAATTTGGTTGCGTCCGGGGTTGTAATCTGCGCGCTAATCAAATCGACATAAGTAGTACTGCCTGTCGACTTATTCGTCGCAGTAGCTGTTATTATTTCTGAAATAGCATTGGTTTCCAAAACCTGGCCTCTTATCACTCCGGTATTTATTTCTAATCCGGTCCCTGAACTTAATTTATATCCTGTAGTACCAGCCACATAATCAGAGCTTTTTATATATTCATCCACCGTCAAGCTGCCTGTATTGACTGCCAATGCATCCAATTGATTGACATTTATCTTGTCGGCTGTAATCGAATCCGTATAGATTTTTCCGCCGTCGATCTTGGTTATATCAGAGCCGTGCGCCCAGCCTGTTGCTACGGCAGCGTCTATCAAAACCCATTCTCCGGCTTTTACCTCATCATCGCCGGCATTTGTTGCCCTGTATAATTTACTGTCATCACTATCTATCCATAAATCACCTGCGGATGTAGCTGTTGGGCAAGAAGATTGCCTAAATGTAGTTACGCCGCCACCGCCACTCTGGGATATTACTGTCCACGCTAAATTCTGATAGATATAAAGCTTATTATTATCATCAGTATCAACCCAATAATCACCCGCATTCATTCCGGAAGTAGGTGCAGTAGTCTGATAATATGTTTTTGGGGGTACGGCATCCGGCGCAAGCTTTGAAAGAGTTATTGATTCCGCTGTTATCTTACCACCATCCAGACTAAGTATCTTTGCATTCGTAACTACAAGATCCTTAATCTGCGCTGATAATGTTATCAACTCACCAGCGATCAATTTCCTGGCAGTTATTACTTCATCGCTGATCTCAGATTCTGCTAAGGGAGTAAAATCTATTGTCACTGCGGAAGAGTCCGCTCCGGAACCAAAGCCGTCTACTGCTCTAACTTTATAATAAGCCCGATCCTTAAGCACGAATTGGTCGCCTGCATCCGGTGTTCCGGATAGCCAAGAGGCTACAGATACTTCTCCGGTAGAATTATTAAATGCAGTGACTGTAGCAAATTGTCCTTTATGCGTACCGCTCGTCTGGGTGATTATGTCTCCTACAAAATAATTTACGCCCTTACCTATCAGTGTTGCATCTATCATTCCCGTAGCGCCTACACTGTCGGCTACGGCGTCTACAGGAGCATTTCCCTGAACAATTGCCGCAGTGCCGGGGGTCTTGTAGGCTAATGTTTCCTCTCCGGCCCAGGCGTTTGTGTTCGATTTGTAGACTGAGTAATATTTAAGATCAGCATCTGAAACATCCGACCATTCTATCTTAGCGAAACCAAACCATTGCAGAACGGAAATGGTAGGGGCTGCCGGCGCGGCGTTAACAGGCGTAACACTTTGTGAAACTGCAGAATAATTCCCGGAAGTGTCAAAAGCCCTGATATAGTAAGTACCCGGCGTCCTGGATGCAGGAGAAACAATAGTAAACTTATTGCTTAATCCGTTATATATGAGATTGCTGTTTTGCACTCCCCAGTCCGCATCCTCCAACCTTATCTCATACCCTGCCAGGTCTTTCTCCGTATTCCTATCCCATTTAAATACGATTTCACTGGCGAAGGTATAACCAAAATTACTTATATTTGCCGGCGGGGAAAGTTTTCCGAGCACCGTTAAAGATAAGGAAACCGTTCCATCTGATATAATCCCATTTACTGAGACGGTTCTGACTTTTACATAATAAGTCTGCTCATCCTCTACCCCATAGATCGTAAAATTAGTATTATTCGTGGTTCCTATAACGTTATAATCTCCTGAACCCTTTTTAAGTTCAATTTGATAATGATTTAAAAACGCCCGGGAATCATCTGCCGGAGCGTCGAATGAAACTAAGATATCGGAGCCCACGGTACCGTCTTTATGCAGATAATAATCGCTTTCGGAAATAATGAGATTACCTACGTCAGTAACCGGGGCATAGGGATTTGCGGGGGTGCCATAATCAAATCTCTCAATAGTCGCTCCATGCCGATCATTGTAAATAGATGAATTATATTCTTGCGCAATGATTTTATAGACATCTTTCTCATCCTCTTCAATGCGCTGGATAATGAACTGTTTATTAGTCCACCCCATGAGTGAATGCGTAACATCGATAACATCTCCTATCTCCTGACCTATGGCGTTAAGTGAAGTTGTAAACTCAACAGATAAAGGGCAGAGTTTCAGTTCATAGAAATACTGATTGCTTAATCTTGAGGCCTGCGTTTTTCTGTTAATTGAGGGGATTGTAAGCGTCTGCTCAACTAAACCCCGCTCATCCTGATCCACCTTATCCTCTGCTCCCCAAGCTAAAATACGCGCGTCATCCTGCGTCGGATCAAAGTATTCAATGCCGAAACGGTTAATCTTCTGATCCAAGCCTTTTTGAATAATCCTTAAATCCCGGATATCATCTTCGTCGAATGAAGCAACTGCTGCCTGCGGCTTGGCGATAATCAGCTTTAGCTTTGAGCCGGATCTGATAAGTGCGCCGGCAAAACCTACCAGCATCTCGGTGAGATTATCAGAAGCTGCGCGTTTTTGGTCTATGCAAAAAGAAATAGTATATCTTGATTCCTGTCCTCCTTGCCCGTTTGAAACCAATTCCTGACAATAATCATAAACTTCAGCAAAAGACAAATCATCGATGTCAGCTGCTAAATATCCGCACCCGCCTGCCTGGAGTTTCATTAAAAGATAATCTCTAATGCAGGTTGAAGAATTATCAGAGTAAGCCTTTAATGTTGTCCAGATTGAGCCGTTCCAGGTTGAGACTTTTCTTCCTCTGCAGATACAGGTGATATTTGGCCTGCCGCCTTTTAATTTATCCGAGGTTTCAAGATGCACATGCAGCATGGCAGTGTTGCGGTACTGGATACCGTCTAAATCAAGGCCGGTGTCGTCTTGCACATTTTGTGTCGGCGTGCCTAAGAATGTATGGTATGAGCATCCCGGGAAACTCCCTATGGGTTCGCCGTTTAGACGCACATCGGCAATGCTTTCAATTTCGCCCTGGCAGAGAACGATTAACAAATCTATCTGCTCCCCGCCCATCACCGGATTTTGAAAGACGATATTTCCAGCCAAGCGCGCCTCACCGTAAAGCACAGGCACCGGATATTGATTGCTTGAGGTAGTCTGAAGCTCGCCGAACTGATAACGGGGCGATGCTGATGATCCGCCTGATTGCGACTGCTGACGCGCTTGAATTGCAAGACCTATGGAATAGCCGATCATGGCGGTACCGATAAGGCAACCTATGGTCGTTAAAGATAAAGAAATCAGGCCTCCGGCGATAAATGAGGCAGCAGCGTAATCTGCAATTACCAGGGCAACAGCAATAGCAGCCGGCGGGCCTGCAGGCGGGATATAGATTTGTCCGTCTTTCTCTCTGATCCCAAATAAAAAGTATTTTTCCCAAGAAGGTGTAAGCCGTGAGATCCTAGACTTGCCGTCGCGCCTAGCATGCAGCATTCTGCCGTAGCCAAGATAAAGCCCCACATGCAGCTCATCATTAATTTTAAAAACTAAAACATCCTCTGCTTGAAGATCGTCTTTACTTACAATGGTATTGGTTTCAATAACTTTTTTAATAATTTCATCCTGTTTGCTTTGGTCAACCTCGCTAATTTTAGGCGCAATTCCCTTAACTCCTTTTGCAGTAAAATAAAGCTGCATCAGACCCACGCAGTCTGTGCCGCTTGCGTCCCGGCCGTCCTCAAGCCACTTAATGCCTACCAGTTTATTTAAGAGTGCATTATCTAATTTTTTCATTCTTCTTTACTAATCGGATTAATCAGCTGCGGGATATGTTTAAACCCGCCGAAATTCGCCTGGTTATTGTGCCTGTTTTTGCAGACATCAAAAGACTTGTCGCATCCCTTTTCAACGGAATAGGTGTCTCCTGCAAGCGGTGCCTGCGCTAAAGCGTAATCTAAAATTAGTTTGTGTTCGGCAACAATAAAATCCACAACCTTGCGCTTTAAACCTGAATTAAAGCCTGAGGTAAACTGAATTACTCCGTCATTCCAAAAGTCATCAGCCTCGGTTCTCGCCGCATCAATAACAAACCCGGTAGTTGAACCTGCATCCGCTGTCTGGCCGTTTATTCTCGTTGCTGCGACATTAAATTGGCAGAACTCATCTCCGAAGATATAATTGCAGTAAAGTTGCTGCATACGACCGGTTTCCACAGCCAAAGATTTAAGTTTTGACTTGCATTCAATCTTAATGCTGGTCTCGGTAAGCTCGGCAACTGCATTGATGATGCCATCAAACATTACCTTGGCATGCGTCTGGTCGTTTAAGAGATCAAGAAATACTTTGCGGATAACTACGCGCTTTCCTCTTAGATCAACCGTATTAAGCCAATTACTCCACAGCCGGTCTACGTTATCAAACTCGCCTGATACCGCTTCGATCTCAAGCTGATTGCTTGCAGGAATAGACGAACGCTTGACGGCAAGCGGCTGGTAATACTGCGGAACACCGTCAAGATTCCAAAAGTAAATACGTTTGTTGTCTGTGCAGAAATAAAATGTCTGGGAATCGCAATTATTCTGCGAACCCAAATAAAAATCATAGAGTTCAACCGGCCGGTTTGTTTCTTTAACGGCTTCGTCTTTATATTGAACGGTTAAATCCTGCATTGTTATTCTTTAAGGAGCTTGGTAAATATTCCAAAGCACTTCTTTAAGTTTTAAAGTAGTGTTATAAAGCTTATACTGCACAAGCTCCTTAGAGAGCTTGTCATCATCAAAACGTACCTGAATGTAGTATTCATAATCTGCTGTAATTACAACACTCGCACCCGGGGCCAGGCTAAAAGTTATTTTGGCAATCTCATTGGTAAGGTCGTTTGTGACTGTATGCCCGGATACCTGCAAGATGCCGTCTAGATAAACTTTGACTGAAGAGACATCAACCGGGAAGTAATCGAGATTAAATATCGTTTGCGTTCCATTGCCTGCCCCAACCATCTCTCCTGTAACCTTAAAGCTCGTCGGGAACTTTACCCAAAAGGTATCGTATTTGCCTTTGCGCGCTTTAAAGAATTCCCAGATTAAATTTACCGCCGCATCACTTTCATTCTCAAGCCAAGTGTCAAGGGTGCGTATGCCTCTCGACCACTTAGACCGGCGTTTCTCCTTGCCTGAGTCTGCCTGAAAAATCAGCGTTGAGAATTCGATATCCTCTTTTAAACCGAATGCCGGAGTAAAGGTTAAGATTTCTGCACTCATATGCGGTTGCGGATTGCGCTTCTTATAGGTCTATTCTTATTTAAGGCATCAATTATTGCGCTCTCAAAAACATCCGGATGCTGCACCAGCATATCCCGGAAAGATTTTGCATCATTGGCATTGATGTAGATATTAAAGATTTGATTACTGCCGCCTAAACCTTCGCCCCGGTTTAGTCTCTTTAAATTATTTGTGCCTAAAGCCGACATCCCCCTGCGGGAAAGAACGCCCTCACCAGACTGCGCGATAATCGGCACCTCATCCGGGCTTAAGCCTGAATGCGCATATATTGGCTGAACTAAACCGCCTTTGTGATACACCACTCCTCCCTGGTGAAAAAAGGGAATCATCCCGGGAAATATTGCGCCGATTGTTTTAATCAGAATTATTTTTGCCAAAACCTCTGCTAAAACATCCAGCATCATATTGCCGAACTCCGCAAAATAATCCCTGGCATCATCAAGTTGTCCTCTGAAGACATCGCCAAAGAAATGTTTAAATGAAGAACCTAAAGACCGGGCAGTGCCTTCGCCTATAGATTTTATGGCGTCGAAAAACTGCGCCACCTCATTTATCTTTACGTCTTTGCCGAGGTTTTTAAAAGAATTAATGAAATTGCCGATAACAGCGCGCGCCTTGTCATAGCCTTTAACCAAACTTCCCTCGCCGGTAACTAAAATGTCTGAGATTTTATTACCTACCCTGTCCATTTCCGTATCCGAGGCCTTGATAAGACCTTGGAGGTTCTCCCGGAATTTCTCGATATGCTCTGCAGCCTCTCTGTAAGGTTCGCCTAATTTGCCCGGGATTTTTCCTAAGAGATCATAGAATTTCTGCAAACCCAAAGCCAACTGGTCAAACCCTACTAAGAGGTATTTGATGAGTTTTACAAAACCTATGTAGACCATCTTTGCTCCGATCTCAATAGCGTTTAAAGCTGGTACAGCTACATTCCTAAATTTAAGAAAAATAAAAATAAGCCCGGCTACAACTACAGCAATACCGACCAGCCATGGATTTGCCAGTGCAAACAAGGCAAACTTGCTCACTAAATCCAAGATTATCCCGCCTACCCTGACTAGACGGCCGATAAGCGCCACAGTAACACCGCCTAAGGTTAAGAAAATACCGGTAATAGCTATTCCCTGAATAATCATTTGCCGGGTTGCCGCAGGAATACTATTCCAGGCATTTAATAAATTGCCGAAGACATTGGCCAAGTTGTGGACTACCGGTACTAATGCCTCCGCGATGCTCAAGCGCAAAGCAATAAAGGCATTATTCAAACGCTTAAGTTCGTTTGAGACGGAAAGCGAGTATTTCTCCGAGGATTTAAAGGCTAAAGCCAAAGGGCCGGTTATGGCTGCGCCTATAAAAGCTAAAGTCTGGCCAACCTGCGAAATCTCCCTGCCGACCTGGCGCATATTAAGGCCCAACTTATGGGTTGAGTTGGCAAACTTCTGCAAACCAGCTTCTACGCCCTGAAGCTGCTTGGTGACCTCGTCTTTCAGCCGCATGATTATGGAAACTTCCCTATTTGTAGGCATTTCTTTGCTTTTTTATTTGCTCTTGTTTTATTTCTGCAAGCTCGTTATCGATTACTTCCATTGCCTCAATAAATTTTGCCGGCTGCTCAAGCCAGCTTCCCTCATTCGGCAGAAACCCGTTCTTATAAAAATTGTATGCTCTTAAAAAATTCGCTGTTGTCTGTGTAACCTGCTTAAAAGGACAACCTTTATATTCTTTGCCCTCAAACTTCCAGCTCTCCTGCCCCGGGACCTCAAACTCGCAAGAGTTCTTTTTCTCTCCCAGACATCTTCGGCAATTCACGGTAAATTCGCTTACGTGAACTGCCAGGGCTAGTTTTTTGCCTCTTCCTCCGAAAGCTTTGACTCATTAAGGACCGCCTCAGCTAATTCTTGCCGTAACTCATTTGAAAACATGGCAATGATTCTGTCGGGTACAGCCTGGCGCATTTTCCCGGCGTATTGAATGGTGTCAAAGCTTAAATCAACCGGCTTGTTCGTCTGCGGGTCAAGGAAGTTTTCCAAACCTTTGAGCCCGAATTTTATGGCGGTAATCTGGCGCTTATTCCAGTTAAGCCGCACCTTGGCTTTGTCGTTGGGGTTACGGGAGCTTAATTCATAAGTAGAACTTTCATCGTCAACCTCTGCGCGCAGCATCGGGTCCAGTATCCCGACATGAAACACCGTCGGGTTATTCTGGTCGGGGTCGGATTTAGAGATAAATTTCCGGGTTGAGTTAATATCAATTCCTGTAAGCATGGAGTCCTCCTTTTGGTTTAAAAGTTAAAGACACAAAATACAATACTCATCGTCGCCGGGCGCGAATGATCCGGTTAAATCAAAGGCAACCTGGGCGATTTGTATACCTTCTTTATCCGCATCCTCGACTTTTGTGTATTGAATTGCCGGAGCATAGAAGCGAAACTTATTTCCGTCGGCTGTTCCGTAGGAAAAATCAAAAGGCATTTTTACGTTATTAACCCACTTGCCGTGAAAATCATGCTCGGCAACAGAGCGCATTTCAGGATCCATATTGCCTGCGGGCTGGCGGTCAGTGATCATGTAAGAAAGAATGCCGCTGGGGTCATCAATTTTGTCTCTGGCTGAGAGTTTATTAGCGATGTCTATATCAATCGAGCCCACATTAAGCGAAATTCCCTCAATAGAAAAACTCGCTCCCAGAATAACCGGCTCTTCGGTTGTTCCGTAGTCAACGCCTTCCAGCATTACCGCATCAATTACCCCTGCATCAACGCCCATAAATTTAAATTCCATACCGATGGGCGAACCTAGCTTAAGGTTAAATTTTAAAGAGCCGCGACAGCCCCTTAAAAGTTTCCTCACTCCGTCTTCATAAGAGGCCATGGTTAAAGAAGGAGCGTTTCTGGAAATAGGCTTTATTTCGTATCCGGCATTGGAAGGAGCGGATGCAGTCTGAGCGCTTGCGCCGGAAGTCTGCCCGGTAACGGTTTCACTATTCTCAATTACCCCGCTGATTACAACGTAATAAAGAGTAGCTATGCCGTTAGGAATATCAACAACTACCCTGCCCTGCGCCCCGGAAGTTCCTCCGGTAATTGTCTCGCCGTGCTTAAAAGGCCCGCCTGATACCGCACCGATTGTGATCTTCTTTAAAACATTGATTTCGTGGCCGCAGGCTTTAATCAAAGGGGCTTCTTTAAGCATCGTTGAAATTGAGCCCGAGCCTCTTAATTTCATGTTGAAATCAAAACCCGCGATGCGCTTGCCGCTGATCTTGCCGATTTTAGTCAACGATTCTCTTACCGGGTCCCGCTGGTACATCTCCGGCTCAAAACTTACCTTAGGGACATAGTCAACCAGAAAACCTGCATCAGAAGCGTTTAGGCTTTCTGCTACTCCCTCCTGCGCCTCCGGCCTTGCCACTAACTGCCTTACCCTTGATAACTTGCTCATCTTTAAAACCTCCTTGTAGGATCATTCCTTAAATGCCTGAATTTTACTTTTAGCTCTATAACTAAGCCTGCATAGTGCTGACCTTCTGTGGTGACAAAAGGACTGGTAGAGACAATATCCGTATCTATTGCCTCGCCTCCTCTTGTGTGGTCAAGCAGCACTGCCTTTTTTATATCTCCCTGCAAGCGGTTTAAGTAGATATCCGTCGGTGTAACATCGTTTTTGTCATTGATATAAAAGATGCTTAAGAAAACACTCAAGGCGCATTCTGAAAATGGATGCACTGAAGGCTCTTCCAGCTCATCTCCAGGCGTTATGATAATCATCGGGATATCTACAGGGGTGTTTCCGTGCATTGACCAGCGCTGCACAGCTTGAGGTGAAAAGTCAAAATTATAGCCGTTAGCTTGGGTAATATTTTCAAGCGTGCTTTTGATATTGGCTAAAATTCTTTCCCTGACTGTTTCCATATTAAACTTTGGCTAAGGCTTTATCTACAGCCTGATTAATGTAAGTAAAAATCTTTCCCTGCATCTCATCCCAAGTAT